TCAATTTATAAGTGATTTTATTTTAGCAACAAGCTCATTTTCAATTGATTCCATATGTGTTTCCACAATCCTTGCTGCTTTTCCATACAAATCTTTTTCTTCGACACCTTCTCTTTTTAAATCGTCTAAGATATGCAGTAGTATCTCTTTTGTCTGTTCAAACTCATCTTTTATCATTTTAGATAATAACTTATAAGTAGTCTCCTCTATAATGTCGTGCATATCATTTTCAAAATTAATCATCTTGGCATCGAAAAACGTTTTGATTTCCTTGTTGATTACATCCCAGTTTTCTTCCAAGTGATTATTTTTTATGTATTTTAAGATGCGTTTTTGAACTGCCCAACGCATATCCTGTATTTTTAGTATCAAAGCTATCTCTAGCCCTTTGCCTTTTAGAAAATCGTTGTTTAACTGATTTTCTAGTTTAGCTAAGACTGTTATTACTTTTTCCTGCTGCTCAAAAAGTCTTTTTTGCTGAGTGATATAAGTATGACTTATAACTCCCATTATACCCAGCTGAATTATTGCTTTTACTTCTTCAAAATTTATCCCCACATTTTATCCTCTTTCGCTGCTATAATATGTTTTTGTTCCCTGCCTTTTCCTCATCAAAAATTTGTTGCAGTATAACTTTTAAGTCAAATGTCTTTCTAGCCTCCTTTAAGACTTCTGATAGCACTTCTTCGCCAATTTCTTCTGCGAAGTCAGGAATCCATTTTCTGTCAATTGATTTTTCTTTTTCCAACAGTTCTTCAAGTTTATCCCAGAAACCTTCATACACCTGTTTAAATTTTTCTGCTCCAGCTTTTCCTTTTGAAATTATTTCTGTTTTATAAATTAAAGTCTTCCCTAATTCTAAAATTTTACCTGTCAAATATATTTTAGCTACTAATTTATCCATTTTTATCACTCCTATTTTCTTATTTTATTAATATCAATTTTAAGCTAGCCAACAAGCCCTACAATCAATTTGTGCTTGCTAGCCAACCATTTTTAGCACTTGTGTTAGACTTATATCGAAGCCATTTTTTTTACTGCTTCAGTTCAAAATGTGGTGTATCATTCATTTTCCAGTTTCCGCCCCATTCGACGTTTATATTTTTAGATTTTGCAACCGCTAATATGTGATTTGCTATTAATTTTAATTTTTTTTCATCATATCCTTCATCAGATGTAAATTTTCTGTATGCTCCGTTTTCGATAACTCCACAAGGGAATATATCAACTGCATGTCCAAATCCATCTTCCTTGATTTGATGGTTTGATTTTGCTCTTTTTCCATCACAATTTGTTACAATTCTACCCGGCTTACTTCTTCCGATTTGGTATAATGCAAACTGTTCTTCTGTTGTCCTAGCACCATCTGTGATTCTGAAATCATATGGGCTGTTTTCTATTGCCGCTTTCATGACTTCAACAAGTTTCGGATGTACTTTTCTCATTTTATCCAAACTAGTTTGACTGAAAGAATATTTTTTATTCTCTGTTGCTGTATTTTCCTTATCCCAATCTCTCAAATATTCCTCCTTTCTCTGAACTCTGTTTAACCAACCTGTCAAAAATCTTCCTTGCGTTCTGTCAGCTTCAACTTTAGCTCTATAATAGATTCTTTGTAAGTTATGATAAACTTCTAAAAATTTTTCAGCATCTACTACATTTAATGCCTCCAATGTTTTGTTTCCGATTATTCCGTCCACATCCAGATTAGAACCATTAATCCGATTTAAAGCAGCTTGTGCATTCTTAATTCCATTTCTTCCACTATTTACAGCCCAGTCGCATATAGATAATGCCACCTTGTCATTCACGACCTTATCCAGCTTGTTCCCCAAGTAATATTTCTTCAGATAAATATTCTTTGCAAAATCTATTGTTAAATTTTGCATATCGCCTTTATATCCAAAGTTTCTTGCCACTTCCTCAATTATTCCATATTTTGTTTTTCCGCCCTTGTCATGCTTGTCATTAGAATATCCTCCTTCGACCATTAGCAAGTAGTCAAAAATTCTTTCAAATCTGTCCATTTAAATCACTTCCTTTTTTTTAATTTCTTTTATATCTTTTTCTATTGTTTCAGTTATCAGAACAATATTGTCCCCTTCAAACATAGCATCTGTTACTTTCAATAATTTTCCTTGCTCCGTAATTTCGATTCCAATTAAATTCCTTAACTCCATTCACTCCACTTCCTTTTCATCTATCAGCTCCATATTTTTAAGATACTTGTACAGCCTATACGGATTAAATTCATAGCCAACTCTGTCTTTCAGCGACTTCAGTTTGTATGTCAGTGTAAATTGTAACGCATAGTCTATCGCGTTTAAACAGAACTCGCTGCAAAAGTATCTGTCGTCATCTTGAACTTTTTGAGCATAAAAGAACTGCCCCAAGATACCTAGATAATCATAGCCCTTACCTTTATTTTTTCCAAAAAATGCTAAAACGTCATCTGCGTCTATGTTACCGTCAAGCTCATAGATATCCATATTTTCTTTGTGCACAAATGGTTTCATTCTCACTCCGCCTGGATTCGCAAGATACACATAATCATTGTAAATAAATTCGGCGTGTGAATACTTCCCAAGCGTCCATAAAGCTATTAAATGACCAATTAACCGTTTAGGCTTGTGAAAACAAATATACAGAGTATTCCTTTTTAGTTTCATATTTTCTCCTAACCTTGCTTTATTTCACTTTCAAATAATTTATTATATTCAGATTCAGCGTCAAATGTTTTCAATTCCTCAACCGTTTTATTTTCTAAGCTGTGTGATAATGTTGTTTCAGCAACCATTGAAGCAGTTGTATGCTTTCTCATTATTTCAGACATTTCTATGAATTTCTGAACACTTACATTTACATATTTTTCTGTTCCATTCTCGGCGTAAAATTTCCAATTGCTGTACTCTGTCGACATTAAGTCAGTCATAACTTGTGCAAAGTCTAATTTCTGCCCTTTTGAAATTTTTCCCATTAACCCAAGAATAAACCTTAGAACTAATGAGAACAGTATCTTAGTTATGTTGGACTGGTCTATTGTCCTGTTGTGTTGAAGATACTTAGTCCCTTTCACTTCAAATTCAAAAGGCTTTTTCTCCCTCTCGATTCTTAATTCGTAAAGCTCCTGTTTCAGTTTTTCAATCTTTTCTTCTTTTCTGTATTTGATTTCATTATTTTCAATGTATTCAAATTCAGATAATTCAACTGTCTTGATTTTTCCATTCTCTATCAGCTCATTTTCATCAAGATTGTATTTTCCAGCTTTGTAAAGTTCCTCTTTTGTCGCCTCCCTCAAATCTCCGTTTTCTAAAACTGGGTTTTGATATTCTGTTTCGTTCCAGATGTGGTTTTCTTCATTCCAGTCTGGATAAAATATAGCTGGATTATTCTTAAATTCTTCCAAATTTGTGATTGTTGGTCTTGCTATTATTTCAAGACTTTTCTTGTCATAAATTACAACATTCATTAATCTTTTCCTCCTAATTTAATATCATTGCTTACTTTACCTAGCAATATAGTGCAAACTCCCTTTCAGCTCGTAGTGAGTTTTCCCATTTACTCCATATACATAAATTCCGTCACTACGAATCACAAGCCTGGCGTTTTCTGTTCCAGCATTATTTCTGTTCATGATCGCGTGTTCTGTTTCACGAAAAAAGTCATCAGGAAAGAAATTTTCTTGGAAGTCGGCAATTTTAGTTCCGTCAGTCATGGCAAAACCACTCAAATTTTGAAAATAGACGAAAAAAGTAACTCTTTTTCCTAATCGAAAAAATTTGACCGTCCCGAGATTTGGATTGCTGGCTGAAATCGTTTGCCTGATTTCCAATAAATTTTCCACCTTATCCGAAATTGATTTATTGCTTATCGCTCTAAATTTTGCAGTATCATTATACGTAAGATTGTTATTCTCTATGCATTCATAGTACTTTTTGTTTGCAGTGTCATAATAGAACTTTCCTTTTTCTTTTCTGCCATAATCCTGTAAATTTCCTCCAAATTCCAGTCCGATTATTTCAGCAAGTCTTTTTCCCTCTAGAACTGTATTTGCAGTAGTTCCTAACATTACTTTTCCTACTGTATCGTGAGTTGCATTCGGAACTTTTGTGTCAATTATATCTTTTATTTGTCTTAAATTTACTGTTCCATTTGCATATTCTGTTGCGTTCGGAACATTCGGAATTAATCCTTTTACAGCACTTAACGAGATTATTCCTGCTTTGTTTTCTTCTGCAAAATCTGTTTTTTTAACATAGTTTCTTTCAGCAGAATCTTTTGTAATATACGTGTTGGAGCTATCAATTGTTACATTTAAATTTGCTGACTGGTCTACTACTATAATACATTTTTCCATGATGTCTATTGCATTTTTTCCATTAAAAACTGGAATATAATCACCATCCGTTCCTTTGTTATACGCGTATAATATTTCAGTTCCAAAATCATCCCGGGCGTATATTCCCATTTCAGAAATTTTATACGAATTTGTTATTGCACTTGTCCCGCTTCCAGTTTTATTAGAGACAATAAATGTAAATTCCACATTTCCATTTTCTTTTCTTTCATAAGAATTTACCGGAAATTCATTTCTTTTATCTAACAAATCTGTTAATTCCCTGTCATTTCCTGTATTGTATCCTGCTCCGATTTTAAATTTTGTTACATTTATCTTTGTTTCATTATTCATTGCTCTTGCTAAAAGTTCTCTTCCTTTGTTTGTTATTTCCCAACCAAGATAATTTGCCATTTTTACCTCCTATCTTATTCCTAATGTATTTTTTTTCAATACAACGTTTACGATTCCTACATTCAATTTTTGCTCCATCCAAGGCAGTTCAAAACTCCGTATACTCAATACATTTGTTTTTTGCCTTACAGAAAATACACCAATATAAGTTCCTAAATTCATATTTCTTACAAATGTTATTGCATCAAGCCAGCTTCTTTCGTTTTTGTACTCATTAACAACGTCCAAAACTTTTGAAAAATCTATTTGATTTTTAAGTTCTCCCAAAGTGGAAATTTTAAAATAACCTGGTCGTCCGCCATACTCAAACCATTCCTTTATTTCTGCATTCCCAAAAAGTATTTTACAAATTGCTTTTACACTTCCCAAAGTTCCTTTGTTAAAATGTGCTACAACTGCTATTTTCACAAGTTCTCTTTTATTTTCAATAGTTGTATCTTCTCCAACATAATCAACATGATATTCCCATAATAAATAATCAATTTCGGTTTCTGACAATTTATCAATGTCAAGAAAAAACTTATTCATTATTCTGTTTTTTTGCTGTTTTATTGCATAGTCTATTGATTCGTATATCCATTTTGTTGTGTTATCTGTTAGAGTTGATTTGGCAGCAATGTCAGTCAATTTCAAATCCTGTACTGTTATCATAATTCTTCAACTCCTTGATAATTGTTCACAATTCTATTGTTTATAGCAACTTGATTAAAATCTAATTTTTGGAAAACGGGATTTCTTAATACTACTCTTTTTACTCCAGCTATTTTTAATCTTTTAATTAATTCATCTGGGTTTATATCCTTGCCTATTTTCTCTTTTTGCCAGTTAACATACTCTTGCACTGTCTTATCTACGTTAGATTTTATAACATTTACGAGAGTTTCATTATCCTTTTCGATATAATAGTCAAACTCTACAGAATAATTAACTTTATTCGGCTCTTTGATATTTACTTTATCAGTTAAAGGTCTTATATTTTCTTCATTTAATACACTTTTTACTTTCTCTTTCAACTCCTGACTTACTGTACCGCTAACAGTCCAAATATAAACGTCTACATTAGTTGCAGATGGAGAATGAACTTTGACATCTATGATATCGGTACTGGCTGTTTTAGTCCAGAATATATAAGCTCCTGAACTTCCTGCTGTTGTAAAGCTCTCGGGAATTTCTCTTATTCTTTCCCTGTAACTCTCGTCTGGTTCTTCGCTTGTTCCAGAATTACTTTCAGTAATGTTTTCAACTTTCTGATAATTCGGATATATATCAACCATATCTTTAATTTGTCCAACCGGAATACCATTTCCAATGATTCCTAATGTGTTGCAAGTAGCTTTTCCGTCAACTGATAAATTTCCTTTTGTTATTTTATATTCCTCATCTGTTTCAAAATAAAGTTCATTATATCTAATTCTTGAGCCCTTAGGAATTACTGTATCTGTTGCTTGTATACTTGAAATATAAAATCTGAATGTTGCCACCGCTGGTTGTTCAAAAAGCCTTTTTCCTCTATTTCCATAAAACTCACCTTTTAAATCCAACCTTTCATCTCTTGCAAATCTTAAATAATTTTGTTTGATATCATCATTATATTTCTCTTCTAGTAAAGCTAACTGATATGCAACTGTACTGAAAATTAATGTTTCTGGACTAGCTTCTGTCAAATTTCTTCCGCTAAGTTCTTGAAACTTATTAATCATATCTCTTTTTATTTCCCAGGCATCGCTATCTATTGCCTCGTACTCTTCAAAATCATCCAATATTTATCACCTCAATTCCTAATTCAATCTCAAAATCATTTTCGAATTCATCTGCTGTTTTTATCTCTGTAGTTTTTAAAATCGCTCTTGGCTCGTTTTTCCTGAACATCTCAAGCAACTGTGAAGTTATCCTATTTTCGACAACATTTATATTTTTATCTATCAAGTCGCTGTCAAAACTAAAATCACGATTAAGCGGCTGTTCTTCCTTACAAACTCTTAAAAGCATTCCAACATTTGTTATAACTTCCTCAACATAATTTTTTGGAGCATAATTTATTTCCTGATTAGATGAAACATATATCATTATTTACCTCCAATCTGATTCCTTAAAAAATTCATTAGTATATCTCTATCTGTTTTATCAAAATTTTTAGCATAGTCTATCATTTCATTAACTTTATCTGCCGTAATCATTCCAGCTCTCACTAAATTCATCAGTTCATCAATTTTTGCATCCTTTTTGATTTTTTTGAGCTGACTTAATATTTCATTTTTCTTTTCCTCTGCGATTTGAATAGCTTTATCCACTTTTTCAAGTGTACTGTCTACTTTATTTTTTACTTTTTCAGCAAATTCCTGTAATTTTGTTTTTTGTTCAATTTCAACATTTACAACTTCCACATTTTCTTCTGTGAGCTTTTCCTGCTCTTTTTTTTGAGCTTTTAACTGTTCTATTATTTGATTATATATTTTAGGTTTTTCTATATACTCTTTTAGCGTCAATTCCAGATTTATAAAATCAAAACTGGAAGTTTCTTTATTAAAGTAGGAACTTTTCTCACTCATATCTGTTATTAAGAACGGAAAGGCTCCAAATGTTTCGCCTCCGAGCGTTAAATAGTCATACTCTCCGAATTCCCACATAGTTTTTATTTTATCTAATTCTTCATCTGGTGTTGATTCGGGTAATAGCGATGAAACTAGAGAAATACCAAAACTCACTTCCGTTAATTCTCTCCCTTGATGTCTTAGCATACCAGGACCGTATATTGCTGTGTGTTCGGATATTTTAGACTTATATGACCTGTTTATTTGGTTATTAATCGAAAATACTTTTTTATCAGACACTTCAAATATTACATCTCCGAGACTTCCTATCATTGCGGACCTCCTGTCTTATCGCCACCAGCAGTAACTCCATCGTGTTTATGTGTGTTAAGATTAATGCTTCCGCCAGTTTTTGTAGTGCCGCTGACTTCCAAATCTCCTTTAATCACAATTTTTTTAATATTCAAAGTCAGCGTGTTTTTATCATAGCTCCAGCTTCCACCATCAGAAAAAGTCCTTTTTACTTCACTCTCACTATCAGAAGTGCCTCGCATAGGGCAACCAAGCACAACTCCCTGTTCAGGCATTTCTGAAAAGAATAAGCAGTAAACAGTCTGTCCTAGTCCAAGTGTATAATTATCACTGTGGCTTTCAGAATAAGGAACTAACACATTAAGCCAGTCCGTTGTTTTATCGTCATCGCCCTTTAACAGCACTCTTACTTTCCCAGTTTTTGAATCTATCGCACTCACTTCTCCTGCCTTTAATGTTTCAATCAATTTAACCACCTGCCTTATCACTTTTTTTGTAACAAAAAAATCACAATCAAATTAATGACTGTGATTTTCTTTTAAATCTTATGCTCCTTCTTTTTCTCTATCCATATTTGCTTTTATTCCTAATGTTCCTAATAAATTATGAATGAATAATCTTCCTTTTTGTGTCCATTTTGTATTGGGAACGACTTTTTCAGTTCCATTTTTCTTTTTTACTGTTATTGTTTCGCTTTTTGTATACCCTTTATTCATATGTTCTGCATACAATATCCATTGTCCGCCGACTTTTCTTATTATTCTTTTTTCATTTAATGTTTTATTTAATTCGTAAGCACTAAGTCCATAATCGGCTGCAATTTGTGTTATTGTCATTGTGTCTTCGCTTGATAATATTGTATCGACATACTCTTTTATCGGTTTATACTCTGCTATTAACTGTTTTTGAATCTGATTTTCTTCTTCCAGATGTTCAAGTTCTCTTTTCACTTTACCGTAATTGATTAACACTTCTCCTAATTTTTCAGGATTGTTTGTTATTGTATCCCATACATTGTCTGTCATATACATTCCTGTTTTCCTGATTGTCTTCAAAATCTTTTTCACTTCTTTTTTAAAGATTTTCGCATTAGGTTTTGTGCTTTGCATACAGACTTCGTAAAATCCGTCTTCTGTTAAGAACCACATATTACGGTTTTGACCTGATACGGAAATTTTCCGCACCAGCTTTTCATCTTCATCTACCATTCTCAACATGCTGTTTACATCATAACTTCCATTTGATTTTTTACTATAATCAATCCATTCTGCCACATCTTTTGCTAAAAACAATAAATTTTCAAAATCTCCATACACTCTAAATCTTTTTCCCAAGATTTCTCTTTCATCAATTACTTGTAATTCATTTCTCATTTTTATCCTCCATTATACTATATTTTTTCTTTCAATTCTTGCCACTTTTTCAGCAACTTCCTTTTCTTCGTTTCTTTGAACCAATGTGTCTATGTTTGAGCCAGCCTCATAGTATTCTCTTTTGATTGTTTGATGATATTCACCCAAAGCATCTTCCAAATCCATTAATTTATCCAAATTTTCTTTAGACAGCATCTCATACATTTCCTCTAATAAATCAAATACTACCTTTTTTGCTGATTTTAACTTGTGGTTGTGTTCATCCAATAAACTTTCTGTAATTTCAAATCCTAGTTCTTGTCTAAGTGTCATAATTTTTCCTCCTAAAAATATTTGTTTTTTAAGAGAATATATAGTATAATAGTATTGCGAAGTACATTATATGTATATATCCTCTTTTTCGTTTCGTTACGAGAGAGGGGATTTTTTATTTTGCTTTCCTTATGATGATTTCTTTTTTATCTTGGTTATATTCTAGTTCCACCTCTCTTTCCTCTTGAGTTACTTGCATATCTTCTAATATTTTTTTAGGCACTGATAACTTTGTATTTACATTTCCTGTACCTGTTTTTCCAAAAGATATTTTTAAAATTCTTTTATCCATGTTCTCCTCCTATTTCGTAACGAAACTATTATATAATAATCGTTCCGAAAAGTCAAGAACTTTTTTCAATTTTTATTTATTATTTATGTCAAAAAAATATTTTTCAGATTTTTTAATTATTTCTTTACATCTTTCTTTATTTCTTCCACATAACATTGTCTGCGTCTCTTTTCTTGCAGTTTCATCATCATCTCCAAAATCTTTAAATCCTTGATATAAGTCAAAATATTCTTTAAAATCTTTCTTATCTTCTGCATTTATATTTTCTTTTGGTGATATTTTTATAAAATCAGTACCTCCATTTATCAATCTCATTTGTCCATGTGTTCCTAATAAACTTTTATACATATAATGTTCATCGCTATAAGCAACAACCATTATATTATCTCCTTGAAATCTTTTTTTATTTGCCACTGCTGTATCCATTAAAATTCTTGAAATTTCCTCTTCGGTAGCATTCTCAGGCACTATGATTTGCAACACAAAATCTCCATTTTCTTTATTTTTGGTTACTCTTACCTCATTACTTGGTTTAGTGCTCTCTAAAGAAGTTTTATTTTCTACTTTTTTCTTAGCCAATTCAGCTCGTTTCTTCTCTTTTTCAGCTTTCTTTTTAGTTTCCCTAGCCTCTTTAGCTTTCTTCTTTAACTCTTCTTCTTTTTTAATTGCATTTTTTGTACTTTCGGGTACTGTTATCCCTACTAAAATCAATGCAAACAAACTACATAGAAACACAATGCAAGTTTTTTTCAATTCTTTCGATAACTTTTTTTTCTTGATTGCGAGAAAAAGTAATTTTATTACCTGAACGATAAAAACTAAAAATAATACTGAAAACAAAATTATAAATATTGTCATAAAATTCCTCCTAAAAATAATTTTATTATATTATACCTTATTTTTAAGAAAAATTAAAACTGCTTGTTATCTCTCAAAAACAAATATTTTAGTTTCACAGTCATATATTCAATTGCCATTGTCCTGTTTTTTTACATAAAAAAATCACAGCTAAATTAATAACTGTGATTTATAATTTTATTATTTTTGACTTCTCTTTATCATAAAATCAACTTCAGCATTTGCATTTATTGGTATTATTTGTATCTCTGGATTTTTATTCTTATATACTCTAAAGATTTCATCCGCAAATCCTTGACCTATTGTTTTAATACTGTCAAAATCTAAAAATATTACTTTAAATTTATCTGCATTCAGCAATATTCTTTTTGCCTTTGAACGAGACATGAACGTTTCACCTAAATACTCTTTCGCCAAGTGAAAAGTTATAGTTGTTCTATCGAAAATATATTCATCATTTGTATATTTTTCAAATACTTCGTGTGCTGTTCTATCAGTATCTTTATTTAAGAAAAATAACACTCTCGTCCCTTCAATTTTATCTTCGATTCCAACACTTTCAAAATTATACAATTCATGTCTATTACCAGTAAAAAATTCCTTATCAAAAGAATTTATAAAAAAATCATCAACTACTTTGGATGTAAAGAATATTCCTTCTCCACTATGGTTTACTGAATCCGAAGTTAGTTTTCCTTTTCTCAATTCAAATATTGCTTGATTTTCATTCTCTAAATTATGGTCTTTTTTAATTTTCTTAAATATTCCAATTCCATTATCCTGTATACATACAACAATTTCTTTGTAATTTTCAGCATATAAAATTGAAATTTTATCACCACCTGAATGTTCTATAGCATTATTTAACATTTCTGTAAAAGTATACACTAGAAGATCCCTTACATTTTCTTTCTTATCCTTTTCATACTTTGAAATAAAGTCTTCATAAACAACATCTTCTTCTAAATTTATGTTATCATATTGCTTAGTCTCATTAACATAAAATTTTAATCTGTACTTGCTCTTTGACTCTTTTTCAACTATGTCTTTATCAATAAATTCTTTTATATATTTAGATACCGTTTGCCTACTAATAGGATATTTTTCAAGCACTTCTTTAAAAACATTTCCATTTTTATAAATTGTTTCTATGATAAAGTCTTTTATTTCTTCTCTGTACTTTTTACTAAAGCTCATACTCTTAACCTCCTAATATAGAAAGTATGTAAACTTAAATAAGTTTTTTAAATTTTTAAGTTTACAATTTAAGTATACATTACTTTTCAGCCGAAGTCAACTACTTTTTATCAATCACAGTCATAATTTAATTGTCATTGTCCTACAAAACTCTATTTCTTTTTACCAGATTTTTTAGTGTTTTTCTTATCTCTTGCTTTTTTAGTCGATTTTCTCGCAGTGTTTTTGCCTTTAGAAGTTGTTTTACTTTTCGACTTCTTCGCACTTTTTTTCTTAGCTTTTTCAGCTTCTTTTTTCTCTTGTTCTTCTTTCGTTTGAGCTATTGCTTTTTTCTCCGCATTTTCTCTCGCTCCAAGTTTCATTGCTGTAATTTCACAAGTATAATCACCACTTATCTCGTGCGTTACCTTGTCAATTACATATTTGCCTTCAAACTTTCCCCAGCTTTCATCAAGCTCAATTATTTCTCCAGCTAAGTATTTAGTGCTTCCGTCAACATTTAAAGTTATCTGACATTCCTGTTTAAGATTATCTTTTAAAGTCTTTTTCGCAACTTTTTTTGGCTCTGTTTTTCCTTTAGTTTTTACCTTTAATGTTTTTTCTTTTTTTGTTCTTTTCTTCTTACTTTCGGCTTTCTTTTGTAATTTTTCTTTTGATTCTTTAATCGTTTTACCTTTTTTCTTACTAGTTGTCTTTTTCTTCATTTCAACCTCTTATTTTTTCTTAGATTTAACCTTTTTGACTGACTTTTTGTTAATCTTTTTCTGACTCTTCTTATTAGTTTTCTTACTATCTTTAGCTTTAGATTCCTTTTCTTCTGAATCCCCAGTAGTTACTTCATTACGCTTGTCAAGTTCCTCTTTTGTAATGATTTCCTTAACAACTTTTTTCTTATCAGGATCGTAATACGAAACTTCGACTTTATCGTAAATCTCTTTATTTTTCTTTTTCAAGCTAAAACTTCTAATTCGATAATCTTTAATGTTAAAAACTTCAATAGTGTCATTCTTTTCCATTTCTTCGTCATCAAAAATAATTATCTTGTCATCAGATACTTTCATATTTAATCCGATTTCTTTAACAACTCGATTAATAAAGGCTAAATCTGTTTCCTGATTTTGGTCTAATCTCTCAAAAAACACATTCTCTGCATAAAGCTCTGCATTCATTTCATGTTTATTAGCAATCTGCATTACCAATTCTTTTAGTGTTACTCTCTCCCAAGCAACACTATTTTTTTGATCTCGAATGTTTTGATCAAGCGGCAAAGCTAAGCATTTTAAAGTGAGTTTCTGATCTTCAAAAGTCGGCTCGTCCACATAAAAAGTTCCCAAATCCAAAAAATTAGTTTCATTTTCCAATTCTTCGTGAATTCCAACAAGCAATTGAGCGTTCTCATCAGGATACCACTCTTTAAGCCATCTATAATCTAAGTTTTCTAGTTCTATTTCTAAATCATCTATAGCATTCTTGGAATTATCTGTGTAGTTAAGAGATGAAATAGAATGTGCTATCTCATCAGAAATATCAACTTTATTAAATATAACTATAACCCTAATATTTCTAGCAAAAGCCATTCCTATTCATCTCTCTTCCACGGCGGTAAACTTGTATCATTATCACTTTCTTCAGCAATTTCAGGAATGATGATTGGAACATTTGCGTCAAAGACGGCGATGTCGATTAAAGCTAAATTACTTCTAATAAGGTCATGATAATATCCTTCACTTCCGTAAACTCTGTAAGCTATCAAGTCCCAAGTGTCACCGCTTTGTGTTCTGTAAACTCTAACATTTGCCATTATCCAAACGCCGTCCTTTCTTTTTTGTTTTTAGCTTTCGCCAATGCTCTCATTACTGCTTTCTCAATTACACTTGTATCAGCATTCCCATTCACTGTTATGCTAATATTAATAACATCTCCACCACTCGAACCTTCATTACTTCTAAGTTCTGACATTCTCTCTTTTAGTCCGCCGATCTTATCTCTAAAACTATTTTTAGTTTCACGATTATTCAATATTTGAGTACCACGAGGTAAATTTAATAACATTTCGTGTTCTGCTAAGAAGGCTGGTTTACCTGGTATTTGAATTAATTCAGCTCCACGTTCTGCTACTGTCGTAAGTCCTCCACTCCAGTAGTTAGTTCCTGCTGCATTTTTCCCAAATCCTAAAAAATTCCCAACTGCTCCAAGTCCTTTTGAAACCATATTTTTTAAGCCGTTCCATTTATCCGTGAAAAATTTTACAACACCGCTAATTGCACTTTTCAATCCTTCAACAACTTTATCAAATGCTGATTTAATACCATTCCACACAGCGATTGCAGCTCCTTTTATTCCTTCCCAAGTTGATTTGAAAAATGAACCTACTGTTGTTATTCCACTTTTTAGAGCACTCCATAATGCTAATGCCGTTGATTTAATAGCGTTCCATACGGCTTTGGCAACTGTACCAATTACTTTAAAAATTGTTTTCCAAATATTTATATATGTTCTAATATAAGCTGATATTCCAGCCATCACAACTTTTACAACTACTTTTATTCCGTTCCAAATAGCTTTAAATACAATACCTATTCCCTTGAATATGGCTTTCCAAACAGCAACATACACCCTTATATAAGCTGCGATACCTGAAATAACAGCCATAACAACTGGTTTTATTCCTTGCCAGACTTGTTTTATAAAATTACCAACAGCTCTAAAAGCTGTATTTACACCGTTTCTAAACCATGAGCATTTGTTATAAAGGACAACTAAAATCACAACAACAGCAACTATTGCAGCGATAATAAATCCAACTGGATTTGCCATAAAAGCAACCTTCAAAGCTACTCCCACATTTCTAACTGCTCCAATAGCTTTCTGTGCCCCTGTTGCTAAAAGTTGCATTCCTTTAGCCGCTCCTTGAACTGCCATTCCACCAACAGCCTTTGCTCCTGAACCAATTGCTTTCGCACCTTTTATAGCACCACTTCCAACAAATTTAGCACCTTTGACTATTCCGCTACCTGCTATTTTTGCAACTTTTCCTGTTGCCTGCACTCCTTTTACTAATCCTTTTCCAAGTACTTTTCCTACTTTTAAACCAGATTGTCCTAATTTCTTTAAACCACTACCAATTTTAGATATTGTCGGAAATGCCGTTTTAAATCCTTCAGCAAAACTTCCTGCTGCTTTAAATTTATCAAATATCGAAATTCCTTTTGATATGCCACTATATACAGGTGCAAATCCCTTTGCTAATCCTCCAAGCCCTATTTTAAATGCTGCAAATCCAGCTACTGATTTCATAATTCCTGCTGCTAATTGTGGATTTTTCTGAATAAATTGAGAAACTTTTTCTATCAAAGGACTTAACTTTTCTAATGCTCCAGTAATCGTTGGCATTAAAGCATTACCTAAATCTCCCATTGAATTAACTACTTTGTTCTTAGCTTCTAACATTTTATTTAAGGGAGTATCCATTCTGTTTTTATATTCAACATTGACTGCATCCGTTCCAAATCCTTTTTTAGCTTCTTTTAAATTTGCCTTAACTTTATCAAGATTATTTACCATATCTTGAACAGATGACTTCGCTTCTTCTCCAAATATTGTAGAAATTAATGCCCCTTGCTGAGCAGGATTTGATTCCTTAATTTTTTGAAGAACTCTCAAGATAGTTCCTTCTCCATCTCTTTGCATATCTGCAGCTAATTTATTAACATCTAAACCTATGCTTTTGAAAGCATTTGTTGCTTTTTTAGAAGTTGCACTGCCTTTGGTCAAAGCTCCAAAGAAATTTTTTAATCCTGTTGCAGCCTGTTCTGGAGTTTTGTTAAAAGATACTAAGGTCGCCGATAATCCTAACAGTGCCGATTTCGATACTCCAGCTCCTTTTGCAATTCCTCCAACTCTGCCTGATATTTCTGTCAATTCAGCCGCACGTGAGGCACTATTATCTGACATATGATTGATAGCATTAGAATATGCAAACAACTCTTCCTTTCCTAAACCTAGTTGTTCTTTTGTCTTAGCTAAAAAATTTCCAGCTGCTGCTGCATCTATATCAAATGCAACAGCAATTTTATTTGCCTGTTCAGTATATTCTACTAAATCTTTTTCTTGTATTCCTGACTGTGCCAAAGCTCCAGCCATTTCAAATACTTTGGCTTGAGATAAAGCTGATCTTTCTGAAATATTTCTAAGTTTTCCATAATATTTTTCGGCACCGTTTACCATTTTTTTTAAATCAGCTTGACTTTCTCGAGTATCAATAGCAATTTTAACAGGAATTGCTAAAGCTCCAGCCATTCCCATACCTTGCATTATTTGCTTATCCCCAAAGTCTTTCATTTTCCCAACAGTTTCTTGTCTAGCTTCATATCTTTTTTGAGCCTCTTTCAGTTTATTCATCTTCTCAATTTCTTTTTCTACTTCCTGAACCTTGCTTCTATAATTAGACAGGCTAGCGCCTTCTGCTTCTATCTTACTTCTTGCGGCTTCAAACACATGTTGCTGTCGTTCTTTTTGTTTATTCAATTTTCCAACATTTTTTTCTGCCTGTTCTATTTCCTTAGCCAGTTGTTTATTACTGCTTCCAGTCCTTTCATATTCGGCTTTCAATTTTTGTAAATGTTCAGCAGCTTTTTTATACTCCGAATTAATTTTATTTAATCCATCACGAGCCTTGTCCATATTTTGAAACGCTTTTTGTGCTTTCTCCATACTTTTGATTTGTTTTTCAAATTCTTTGACAGATTTTGTCGTGTTTTTCAAAGCATTTGCAACTTGGCTCATTCCGTTAATAGCACTAGCTACCGCCGCACCCAGAACTATGTTCAGCTCCAAATTTTTTGCCACAATTTTCCTCCTTTTCTCTCAAATATGGTATAATATATTAAAGAGGTGATTTTTATGAAAATTAATAAATCAGATAAAAAATATACTCCGTTAGAAATAATTTTGATAATATTATTTGGTCTAGTTGTATCTATTCCGTCATTATTTTTCCTTTTTATATTTCTATCATTTATGTTTACCATAAGTCCTGTAATTACAGTCGTAGCTCTTATTGTAGTTCTATTTAAATTTTTATCAATTTTCATTGGCGGGGATGACTAATCCCCATTTTTTATTCACTCTCTTCTTGTCTTATCTTTTCTTCCTCAATCAATTTATTAGCCCTTGCTATCCAGTAATCCAGCTCATCAAATGTACATTTCATAAGCGTTTCATAACTAATATTCATTTTAAAATAGTTGAGTCCACTCAATAAATCTGTAATCAAGTCTAAAAAGTCATCTGTTACGCTTCCGTTGGAGCTTTCTCGTCCTTGTCTTCGTCCGTTCCCCAACCTTTTACTAAAAAATTCTTAGTTTGATTCACCACTTTTAAAAAGTCTTCAGCACCTAAAGTCATCAAATGTCCATATTTGATACCTGATGCTCTTTCAGCCACAGTCAAAGCCCAAGCGTCATCAAAATCTTTAAAGTTTTCAGCGTTGGATTTCATTCTTGACTTATAATCTTTTCCACATTC